TCCGGTCTCTCGCCAGCGCTTCCAACTAAATAAAGCCAGCGCTTCAGCGTCATAGAAGGAACTAAGCGTCTCGCCAGATTCCCACCATTGCGCTGTGCACTTACAGCGATCGAAGCAGTTAATGCTTCCATCACCAAAGGGAGCAACTGCCCAGCTGTAGACCTTAAGAACAACGCGGAAGCCGTCATCTGAGGGATCACGCAAGATTTCAGCTTCGCCAGCTAAGCCGATGTGATCATGCTCAGCCCAGGGATGCAGGTAAAGGCTAGTAGTCGCACCTTCGGGATACCCACAATTGTTGACATAGTGCAGCTGCAAAAATTCTAACGATTGGGCAGGATAAGGAAATAAAGTTAACGGTTCCATCGTTCAATACTCATTAGCGTCATCGATTGCATCCTGCTCACTCTCAAACGGACCGCTAGGATCGCCATCTGGTAGGCAACCGGGAAAGCACGCTTGCCAGTACCAACCGGAAGGAGCTATTTCCTCTCCGATAATGTTATGTTGTTCTACTGTCCAAAATGTTTCAAATGATCCGTAGGCTTCGCCCGTGTCGTTCATAAACTGGTGATAAGTCATAACTTAAAAATGTTAGGTTTGGATGTAAAAAATTCAGCAGTAATAGGGGGCAGTTGGTGTCAGCACTACAGGGAACGGGACATCCTGCAACCGTGCCACCCAAGCTTTGTGGGTATCGCACCAGGCTGGTTCCTTGCTCGCTAGCGCATCGCGAACTTCACCAGTAGGCCAGTGGGTGTAACCCTGAGAGAATCGTTCATTCCAGCTCACCAGGTCGGGATACTCAGCATCGGCATCGACTGGCAACGGTGACGCATACCAGCCGCAAACCCAATCTAAGAATCCAGACTCAGCGATAGAGTCAACACGAAACACGCTGAAATGGCCATAGTTGCCACGGGCATCCCCGCCTAGATGTTTCTCCACTGTGACAAAGACATCGTCCTGCCAGCACCAATCGGAACAATCTTCCGGAGCGTAGATTGTAAAAACAAAATTTGCAGTGAAATCATTATCCGAGTTGTACGTATTGTCTCGTAGCTCGGAACGATACTGCTGATGGGTTTCACGTGCGAACCAGCGCAGCAAAGCGGGTTCTTGCTCACTGACCCAATCGCTAGCGTCGATGTGATCAGGCAAGGCTACGGGTTCCCCCAGGCTGTTAAGAATGTGAAGATCAGTGTCAAGCTCCGGACAATCCCAGCAGGTGGGGTCGGCTTTAACGTTGTCAATTGAACTAGGCATGAGTGACCTTGGTTGGGTTCCCGTTAATCCTCTCACACAGTAGAAGGAAACGCAACCCCCAAAAACCAAAACCGTGGAATTTTCCCAAAAATTCCCAACTGGTGATAGGCTGGCCACCACAAGCACGAACCACCCTTTCGGCTTGGTTATTCCCAAAACCCAAAACACTTAGTCATGCAACGCGTTGAAGCAATCCAGGAGATCCGCGCATTCCAAGAATCGAACCAGCCCAGGCAGGTGATTGTTCGCTACCTGGAAGGGCAGGGCGTCTCGAAAACTTCCGCCTATCGGTGGATTACTGAGGCCAACAATTTGGACGCCGACGGCAACGCTCCACGGGATCTTGCAATCAAGGCAACCCTCCAGATTCTTAATAAAGCGACACAGTGCGAAAACTATGAAATCGCGCTTAAAGCAGCCTCAACACTCGCAAAATTTTCCTAGGCTTCCACTAGGCACACACCGCCACCAATCACGAACCAATGAACAAAGAATCGCTATCCGACGCAGACGTAAAGTTTGCCATCGTTAACGCCCTGGCTTTTTACGCTGAATTTCATGACAACGCTTTAGAGGATGTGGACCTTAAATTCTGGCGTCGATGCTTTAACGCCGATGCCTCAGATTTAAAAGAACATCACGATTTAACCGTCGACAGATTATCAACAAAGATGGCAAACCACCACGGCTGAAATCGTGCCAGCCCTAACCTAGGGGCTGGCCTTACTTTGCATTGCCTAGCGTGAACAATGCTCCAACCGCGGACGCAGCCCGCTTCTTTGCGTGTCCGCGTCTTGTGTTGCTCACCATGGGTGACGGACGTACCACCTCGCAATATTTCGTAATATCCACGTCAGTGCATCACGCGACCCGGTGTGCGCTGGCGGCATGTGGAAGCACGTTCCAGCTGCTTGAATGGCAAATTAGGCCATGGCCTATTGAATGCGGCGATCTCGGCAAAGGCGAATTTTTAGCGTCCTGCTATTCGTAATGAATGGCGTTTTCGAGGGCCGCAAGGCCCGAGAAATAACGTTCCACCCTTTCCTTGAACCTAGTTTCGGCGCCGATTAGCTCTAGTGCGGATAGCTCGCGGACCTGCGGCGCTCCGGTACGACGTGCCACCACAATCAACGCTCCAGTCGCTTGAATGCCAGTATTTTCGCGTAGTCCCAGCGAGTATGCGCCGCATTGGTCTATGTAGTTTTGTAACATGTCCTCGTTTCTTTCGCGGACGCTGGTTTTCCAGTCCACTACATAGAGTCCTTTACGGTCTTTTACCTCCAGCAGGGCGTCTGCCGTTCCAGCAAAACCAAGCGGGTGGCGGACGCTAAATTCAATCGCATGAATGGCCGCAAGGTTGGATTCGATCCAGCCACGTAGGCCGCGTGCATAGCCTGATGCGCTCCAGGCAACCCTAGGTGCACTTTGAATGGCCTTATCGAGGGCCCAGCTGGTGATGGCTGGTGGACAACGTTCCAGGCCCTCCTTGTTCTCTTTTAGGCTTTTTCGTTTTTTGGCGGTTTGGACGGCGAGTTTTCTGGTGACTCGTAGTAGACGTTCCGCGTGATCATGGGCAAGCGTTCCACGCTTTGCAGCCATGTCTCGGTCTTCACTAGCAGTCGGTCTAGTGAGCCACCGTTCCAAGGCTTGCTGTTGCCATTCGGGTGCCGTTTCTTTGAGGATGTGCGTAACACTGTGAAAAACGCTGCCAGCGTCATCCCGATACACGCGGAAAGAGCCAGAATCATCACGTACCAGGGTATTTTTACCTAGGTTATTCAGTCTTTCCTGTGTTTCGCTAACCATGCTTTTATAAGCTGATTTTCCTTCGGGACTATTAGGTGGTATGAACTAACCCAGCCGACCTTATCGCCGACCGTGATACGTACCATCGAGTCGGATTCTGTTTCAATTTGTGTCTCCGGTACCTTGCTTAAGTCCGGTGAACAGTCTGTGGTAGGGGTGCTTGGGGTCGTCTCTGCCATCGTCCAGATACATACGTTCCAGCCTATTCTGCCGTTCTCGTTGTTCTTGTACCTGTTCCCTAGAGGTCATAAAATACTCTTTCCCATATCTACTATAGCCAATAAAAAACCCCGTGCCATAGGAACACGGGGCCTTATTAGGTGCTAGGCAGCTTCCTTGAATGGATTACCACCGGAAATCAGCCTGGTGATGTCAAAACCAGCCTTTAATGCTGCGTCCCATGTCTTATCCAGTACCGCTTGGCTGGACTTACGGGGTACAGGCCGAAGCGTGTATTCCGTGTTTAGTCCTGAGCCTTCCTTGCTCAAGACAAAGTCCCATTCCATCAGGTTTTCATATTCAGGCATCTGGGAAAGACTGTCAAATTCCTTGATGATCGACTTCTGAGTGATGCTCAGAACTTGAATGGTTCTTGACTCGTGGCTGTAGCAGGGCACAGCAATCGCAAACTTGACGACTTCCGGTCCAGTGCCTTCACGGTTCATCCGGCGTGAATATCCTGGCCCCATTTCTTGCTCAACATCAGCAGGTGATGGGTCGTCAAGAAAACGGAATGGCCTTACGGTGCCGTCTGTAGCTTCGCCCCAGCACTCATAAAATTCCAGTGGCTCTTCGGCGAGCAACGCAAAACGAACCTGGCTGCCTGCCTGGATCTTGCTGGGGTTCAAATAACCGCCGCCTGCGCCGCCTGCAACGGCCTCTTTGTTCTTTAAAAATCCCATTGAATGGCTTTAGCTGTGGGCTAGAACTGCCCGGTGCTTGGCCAATATAGCACATTGATGAGGGTGGACAGGTCCGCTACAATGAAAAGCGCCCCAGAGTTGGCAAGACTCTAGGGCGCATACAAACACTTCCCTGTAGGAGTTTAGCAAATGAATCTGCTGTCGTTTGTTCGGTCTTTGCCGAACCAGTGGGCAACAGCGCCTATCTACAAAAAAGGCGTTCCAATGCCAAAAGGCGGTGAAGCCTGTGGCAAAAATCCGCTTGGTAGGGCGCACCACGACAAGATGTCGCCCGAAGCCACGGCGATGGTCATTGAACGTGAGCCTGAAAAGTTCCAGGCTGTTGGTGTTTTCACAGGACCACGCTCTGAAGGGCTGGTCATCCTTGACGTTGATGCCAATCTCGGCGCTGTTGAGGCCAAGTGGGGCAAAGACCTAGCCAAGGCTCCACGCATTAAGTCGCCTAAAAAAGCGGCTGCAAAGTTTCTGTTCACCGTTCCATCCGAACTTTGGACTGAGGTCTCGGACATCAGCCTTGCTGGTAGCGGTGAAGGCTGGGAAGTGCTCTGGGGCCGTCAAGGGCTTCTAAACGGTGCCTACCCCGCTGGTGGTAGTTACACGCTTAAAGGTGACCTAAACGCCGTTCCAGAGGCTCCTAAGTGGCTCTTAGAGCGTATGAAGCAGTCGTTCAAGGCTAAGAACGACAAAAAGGTGGGTAAGTCCCTCCGTGATGGTCGCTGGTCAATGCGTTCCACTGAAGAACGGATTGCCATTGCTCAGTCCTGTTTGTCAGTCATCCAGCCACAAGGCCGCGGCTCTGAACAGCTCTGGTGGCAGATCGGCGCCATGCTCCAGTCCGACCTGCCTGGTGATGAAGGTCTCAACCTGTGGCGTGAATGGTCGCTTCAGGATTCGGAATACGAAGATGACTGGGCTGATGGCAAAGACCCCTGCCAAAGCCGCTGGGAAAATGGCTTCAAGTCCCAAGGTGGTCTTGGCTTTGGAAGCCTCATCCGGCTGGCTGATCATTACGACCCAGAACGGGCACGCTTCACCCGTGATGGCTGCGGCTCAGTTGTTGATGAAGTTGAAGCCAAGTCTGTTTTCTATCAGCGGGTTTCATTGTGCTTTGAGGAAGTAATTCAAAAGGCTCGTTCCTATTTGGAGCTGGATAACCCCGCTGAAATGAACTTCAAGCTAAATAGCTTGGCGCTTGATGCTGGTTATCGGGACCAGTTTGCACTTGAAAAGCTGATCGTTGATCAGATCCAGTTTGAAGGCGCTAAGGGGCTTATGGATGTGGCTGCGCTCCAAGACTTAGAGGGTCAGCGTGAATATCTGATCCCTGATGTGCTTCCGCACCCTTCCGTTGCCCTGATCTATGGCGCTGGTGGTGATGGCAAATCCATGTTTGCTTGGACCTTGGCGCGGCACATTGCTACCGGAGCGCCCTTTGTGGTCCGTGGTAGGCACGTTCCAGTCCAGCAAGGCCCTGTGCTGCTTCTGAATGGTGACCAGCCGCTTCTCCAGCTCAAAGAGCAGTTGGAAGAGGTTGAGTACCCGTTGGATGAAAAGACCAAGCTGCTCACGGACTGGTCGCTCCAGCGTTATGCCCAGTTCATCAAGCTGATGGAAAAGGTCCAACCAAAGCTTGTTGTTATTGACTCGCTGATTGGTTGTTCTGGTGGTAGGGCTTTTGATGAAAACAAAAGTGACTTTGCAACGCCGTTGTATTGGCTGACCAGGAATAACGGGGTTCTATTTCCAGCGACAACCATCCTGATCATTCATCACGCCAACAAACAGGGCGGTTTCCGTGGCACCTCTGCCATTCGGGATGCTGTGGATACCACACTTTCACTTCGTAAGCCCAGCAAAGACGAAGTGGAAAAAAGTCCCGCTTTAGCGGACAGCCGGATCATCACCATTGAAAAATCGCGGTTCGGTCGCTCCGGCACGGCGCTCATCATGCGCCAGGAGGACGACCTGAGCTTCTCCGTGGCTGATTTCACCCCAGAGGTCGATGACAGCAATACCTCGCCTTCCAGCGTCACTGACAAGGTGCTCCAGAGGCTTCGTATTGGGCACCCCCGTGCATTTTCCAATACAGACCTCAATTCCGATCCAGTGGTGGGTGGAAAAACTGCCGCCATCCAGAAGTCGCTCCAACGGTTGGTAAAGCGTGGTCTTATTTCTGAGATTCCAGGGGCTGGTAGGTACGGAAAAAAGACGTACCAGGCTGTCCTCGCGTGTGGAGAGGTTGCGTATGTGTGTCCACCTAAGGAAAACCCTTCCACTGGAACGGATGTCAGGGTGGACAGCACCCCAGAAAAAGAAGAAGTGTCCAGCCTGGAACTAGGTGCGGATGCCGAGCCTGGACACATTGCACTTGATGCGGGGGGCTGTCCAGCCTCAGAACCCAGTGGTGGTGCGGGTTCTGCCCAGACTGGACGCTCAGGGCAATATCCCCGCGCGAGGCAGATGGACCGTACCAAGGAGGAATCAGACGCCCTGATGGACGCGGCCTGGAACAAGTGGTCTGACTGACCTAGGTTTGTCTGTGTAGTATGTGAGGGCCTTACAAACCTTCACATGCTGTCGCAAGAAACCGAACTTAATTTCAAAGTGGGTAGGTATGCAGACAGCTTGCCCATTGAAGTTTGCGTAACTTTTGCTGCTGCTGATAGTAATAAACGCCCGTACATAGAAGGTATAATTATCAGTCCTTCAGCTCAAATATATGATCGCTTAAATAACCCTGCTACAAGTATGCGGTGTTACTGCCATAGCGATATGCCCCTTCAGCAGCAACATGAAACTATCGCCAGTATTGAGCCTGGCACTACGATTAGGGTTCTTGCCCAGCAGCCGTCCACCAAATACGACAACAAAGCGTTTGGTACGCTTATTAGTTCTTTCAATACTTTTAAACCAGAAAGTAAAAAGTTGCAGTTACTTACGCCCGGACCAGCACAGAAACAAACCTTTACCGTGAGCAACATGCCTGCGGATTTGGTGGAGCGTATGGATGCAAAGTTGGATGCTATAGATGTAAAAAGGACGTACTTTTTGAAGAAACTGATAAATAAATTTTTGGCTGGTGACTTTGACGAGGACTTCGTGTAGGATTCTGACGGTCCACTACTCTAGTAAACCTACTTACACCCATGCCTACCTTTGATTTGCCCGAAAACGTCCTTGCAGCTTCTGAAAACATCCTGTTAAGGGATCTGTTGGAATCGCCTGTTTTTTCTTACTGGATGGTTAGCTCTCTATCCAATGGAGTTCAGGCGTCCCGCTTATCCTCCGAAAAAGTCAGTGAAGACGAAGAGTTTTTTGTTTTTAAAATGCAAAAAATCCTTTCCTGTATTCCTGTAGAAACAAAACGGGCCTGCTTTAAGCAAACGGCTGAACAGGTTACAGCCAATAGAAATGCACGTTATGCCTTTCACAACGAACGACTAGCGGGCGTCAGGGTCATTAGTTAGTTCCGGTAAATCGGGTAGCCAGCCCTTTTTGATCAGACCTTCCACTACTTCCTGTTGTGTTAGGTAAAGGCGAAAGAACTTGCAGGCCAACTCCTGCAGTTCTTTCGTGTTTTCGCAGCTGGAAATTTTACGGGCGTACCGCTCGTAGACAAATTCGCGGTTTGGATCCATTGTAAAAATGCCCACTACTACATTATGCTCAATGATTGGCTCCTGAGCCAGACTGGTGTTAGGCACTGCGGTCCAATGCGAAAGTGGGCTCCCATAAGGCACGACGAACTAAGAGGTCCGACACCTTATTTAGCAATTGTGCGGTATACGGCGTATGGAGCGAACCTACTACCCATCAGTGTTTGTGAAGATTTGTATCACGACACACCTGAGGATTTCTGCCGCCTGGAACGAGACATAGAGACTGCGCGCAATTCTGGTATCGATGCCAGCGTCTTGAGCACCTATGCACATGAGTTCTTCCCCAGCATTGCGGAACATCTGACATATACATACGTTCCAGGGCATTCTGCCGTTCTCGTTGTTCTTGGTGTGCTACTGTAAGCAAGTCGTTCGGAGCCCCACCATGGCCCACGCTCAACTAATCTGCTACAGCTACAACACAGGATCCGATCTCCTGCATGTCCAGGCCATTGTCGATGATGCTGTTCAGGTCTTACCTGCAACACATCTAGATCCACCCGAGTTTGACTCTGCTCACTGTCAAGCAGTCATTCTCTGGGACGAACCATTAGACCATACAAACGCACCAACACAGGAACAAGTGCTACGCATGTTGCCCTGGATTACTGATTGGTGCGTCATTCCTCCGATTGAATTTGATGACTGATTCTGTCAACGCTCCAGCGCACTACCAAAGCTCTAAGGGCGTGGAGTGTATTGAAGCAATCAAAGCCGCAATGACAACCGATGAATTTTTTGGTTATCTGCGCGGCAACTGCATCAAATACATCTGGAGGTATCGCCAAAAAAATGGCCTTGAAGACCTTCGCAAAGCCAGGTGGTACTTATGCCGCCTGATTTCAGAATTTGAACTTGACCCTTATGACGACCCTCTTGCATGAATTGTCCAGACTGCAACCGGTCACCGCAAAAAGGTGATCGGTGGGTTACCCAAACCAAGCCTCGTTTTGAAAGCAGTATTGTGCGGGGCCGTAAATGCCCAGCCTGTGGTTACAAATGGTTTACAGCTGAAGTCCCAATTATCTGCGACCTTGACTCCAATGATAGGGTTGCAGAGCTCGAGGTAATCATCAAAAACCTCCTGCAAACCTCTTACGAAACCTTTCCTCTTTAATCATGTCTACACACCCATTTGACACCAGCACCTTTGCAAGCGTAAAACTCAAGAACGTTCCAAGCTACTTACAAAATGATGCCGCAGATTACAACCTTCGGGTTGCTGCCTGGTTCGATAACTATGCTGTAAACGCTGCTCAAGTTGATCGCGCTATGGCCGACCAAGAGAAGCTTTGGAAAATGCGTAGCGCAGAGGGCTGGGAAGGTGACGAAGGTGGCTGGTACACGCCCACCGGCATTAGTGAGCACGACTGGGAACACGACTACGGCAATCCTTTCCCTGAAGAGCCTGTCTGGGAAAACTACAAGGCCCTTAAGCGTTGCACAGCTGGCTGGCGTTTAGATGACACCGGCTGGTACAGTCCCGAAGGCCAACACGAGTCCGAATGGACAGGCCCACTTCCTGAATACACACTTCTTTGAAGACCACCCATGTCTGACTACAACTTGTTTTTTGGTGTCGAGCACCTGCACAGGATCTCGACATCAATTTCTATCGCCTTCGATACTGAAACGCTCCAGCTACAGCCTGAAATAGGCAAACTTCGCTTGATCCAGCTGGGCTGCGAAGTTAGTAAAACCATCGTCATCATTGACTGCTTTGAACTAGACACGGATGGCTGGCAAAAGCTCCGCCTGTTCTTTACCAATGGTGAGCGGTACTGGTTAGCTCATAACGCAGTGTTTGACCTTGGCTGGCTTCAAGAACATGGCATCTATGTGCGTGGCCTGATTGGCTGCACTATGCTTGCCAGTAAGCTCCACCACAATGGAACGCCTAACCTCAGGCACGGACTGGCTCATGTAGCCAAACGTGTCCTAGGCATTGAACTCGACAAGGAACAACAGCGGTCTGATTGGAGCGCCCCAGTCTTAAACCGAGACCAGTTGGTCTATGCCGCTAAAGATGTTGAGGTGCTGATGCAGCTTGACTACCCACTTACATCGGTAATACAAAACGCAAGGCTGTCTGTAGCTTATACATTAGAGTGCAGAATACTTCCCGCTATGGCCCAGATGTGGCGTACCGGGCTTCCTTGGAACCGTACCAGTCTTGAGCAGCTTTGTAATGATTACCAACACGACATTGATGCGCTCAGTAGAGACTTTCTACGGGAACTTGATAATGCGCTTCCGGCAGAACACAAGATCCCCAGAGAAGCAGCAAATACTCAAAGACTTTCAAAGCTTCGAGACCTTGTCACGCAAATGGGGCACGACGACTCAGACTACGAAAAGTGGTATGCGGAAATTGAACAGATTGAAACAACGCCGAAAGCGTTTAACCTCAGGCCAAAAGCTACGGGTGATGCTCGCCGTGGGACCAAGCTAGAAGCAGGTTTTAACTTAAATAGTCCCAAGCAATTGTTAGAAAAGTTCACAGCACTTCTAGGGACAGTGCCAAAGGACAATAAAACGGGTAAGCCTAGTGCTAGTAGGGCAGCACTTCAGGACTACGCTGCGGACCACCATGTCATACAGACCTATTTGGCGTGGAAGAAAAGTGAAAAGCGTCGTCAAATGGCTGAAGGGATCCTTGAAAAAATGGACCCAGATGGTTTTGTACGTGCCAGCTACCTCCAGCTTGGAGCGGAATCAGGCCGTATGTCCTGCATCAAACCCAACAACCAGCAGATTCCCCGTGATACAGAGTTTCGGCAATGTGTTGAGGCTCCTGATGGTTGGATGCTTGTGGATGCGGATTTTGGTCAGATGGAACTGCGACTCGCTGCGGCAGTGGCGCAGGATGAAAAGATGACCAAGGCGTTCCAGGCTGGTGAAGACCTTCATACGGTTACCGCTAAGGCCATTGGTTGCTCCCGCCAGATCGCAAAAAGCGCAAACTTTGGTTTGCTGTATGGGTCAGGCGCTAAAGGCTTGAGGAATTACGCCGCTAGCTCTGGTGTCACCATGACGGTTGAGGCTGCTGCAACAATTCGTAACCAATGGTTGGACACTTATGCAGGTGTGAAGCAGTGGCAAAACCAGAATGCTGCAGACGCATCAAAGACAGCAAGTAATCGGTGGGCCGAAATTCGTATCCCAGGCTCTGACATGCGGCGTTTTCTGCCAGGTGACATGAACCGCCTGACGGTTAGGTGCAACACTCCAATCCAAGGTGCTGGTGCAGCCATCCTTAAATGCGCTCTAGGAAACCTGTGGCCAAAGCTTTTAAAAGCTGGTGAACAGGAGGTAAAAATCGCGGGCTGTATCCACGATGAAATTCTCTTACTAGTTCGTGAAGATAAGGCGCAGCAGTGGGCGGACCAGCTAAAACAAGTAATGGAAAGCGCCGAAGCTAAGTGGTTGGGAGACATTCCGCCTTTAGCTGAACCCTCTATAGGAAAGCGTTGGTCTGAGATCCATTAACAAGTAGCGCAGCATGGTCAGCATCTATCGAACGCTCAACGGATGGTCCTTCCGTACCCCTCAGGAAACAGGTTGTTACCGTAGTCTTGCGGAAGTGATGGATGCTGCTTATGCCACCGGAGACAGGGCGGCAGATAGTCATGAAGTTCTTGCAGTACGAGATAGCGCGTGCCAGTACTGCAGATTTGCTCCGCGCAGCCAATTTCCTTGAAGGTGCTAGGGAAATAAGGCGGGGCTGTCGTAAACAACGCACAAAAGCTCGTAAAGATCAGCAGACTGGCTGGCGTAAGCATGTTGATAATGCGCTTCTTTGGTAGCACAATGCTAGACTAAAATTTAATGGGCTACTACTTGATGGCGATTCGGCACGGAAATAAAACATATATGCAAATCCTTCTTGACCCACATAGGGCGAAATTGCTGTTTGACCTAGCTGAAAAGGCTAGCACACGTCCCACCGCCTGGATTCGTACCGCGGTCTATAAAGCATTGGAACGGGAATACCCTGCTGCAATTTATAACGAGGCAGTTGCTAAGGATGAAGCTGCTTGGCGGGCTTCTGTTCGCAAACGAGTGGAAGGTCGTATTAAGTCACGTAAAGCTCCTGAAGGTAGCGAGTAAAAGTCTTTGTACTGTGCTACTCTTCCTGGGCCTACTACTTACCAGCCCATGACTCGGTACGCACTTAGAACAACACACGGAACGCAAACTTTGTACCTTGCAGCTTATTATGCGAACTTCCCTAAAAACAACGGTATCCGCTTGACAGATAAAGCAGAAGATGCCTGCTCTTATGTGACTATTGAAAAAGCCTTTCAGGTGGCACGTAGCCTCGAAGACAGCATGGGTTGCGTACCAAGCATTGTGGAAGTTTCTTACTGATGGACGGCTTTAGTGAATATCTGAAGGACATTGTTCGGTATCCGCTCTTAAGCAAAGAGCAGGAAATACTGCTGGCCCGGCAGGTACAGGTTTGGGTTACATCTGAAAGTCCCATCCCAAAAGAAATTAAAACAGGTAAGCGGGCCTACCAAAAGCTCATCAACTGCAACCTGAGGCTTGTTGTATCTATTGCAAAACGTTACACATTACGTTCCAGGCGCACAGAAATGTTTGACATTGTGCAGGAAGGTAACATCGGACTTGCTCACGGTATTAAAAAGTTCGACCCAGAGCGTGGCTACGCCTTGTCCACATACGTCTATTGGTGGATTAGGCAGTCCATTAGCCGTTATTTGAGCTATCACGACCGGATGATTCGTATTCCGTCCCATGCGGGGGAAATACTGGCAAAGCTGCGTCAGTGGGCACCACAGTTTGAGTTGTCACATGGCAGACGCCCCACCCTAGAAGAAAGCGCAGAATACTGTGCTACAACCCCTAAGCGATTGCGGGAGTACTTGGAACGTAGTGAGGACTGCCTTAGCTTGGATAAGCCTAGAACCGGGCTGGATTCTCAAGAACATACCCTGGTTGAGCTTATTACTGATGGTGAGCATCCTATGGAAAAGCTTGACAACCTTTTCTGTAGTGACACCGTGGACAGGCTATTGATGACTCTAAACCCCGTGGACCGTACCATCGTGGAACGTGTTTTTGCTTTTGATGGTGGTGAACCACAGACCTACATAAAGGTTTCACAAGACCTGGGTATGTCTAGAGAACGTGTAAGGCAAAGGTACCATAGGGCCTTAAGAAAACTTCATGTGCTGGCAAAACTTGGTACTTGTGGGCCGCTGTAATGGAGTGTCCTAATTGCGGTGCCTCAGGTAGCGGCGTCTTAAAAATGATCAGCACTCGTAACTCACACGAAGTGGCGAAGACACGGGTTAGAAAATGTACGGTCTGTTCTACGTTTTTGTATTCGATAGAGATTCCGGTGGACAAAAACCACGTCGATTGCGCTAGGCACTACCACGCTAAAAAAAGTGTGGTGCAACGTTTGATTTCTGCGCTTTATTCATGAGCAATGTTGAATTGGTCTGGGCAACCCCAGACGCTGAAAAGCTGATCGTGCGCATGGCACGTGTTAGTAACCCGTCCAACGAAGACAATTGGGAAACCGGACCAGGGCTGCTTAGATACCTCGTTAAGCACAAGCATTGGTCACCCTTTGAAATGGCCAATATGTGCGTTCAAATTGATACTGAAAGAGACATCGCCGCTCAGATATTGCGGCACCGGTCCTTTTCGTTCCAGGAGTTCTCTACTCGATACAGCAAGACACAGCCCGCTGAGATACCCTACTTCAGACGCCAAGACACTAAAAATCGCCAGAACAGTATTAGTGACCTACACCCAAAACATCAGGAAGACTTCCAAGCAGGTGCTGGTCGCGTCATTGCTGATGCCTTTCTGTTTTATGACACCCTATTGGAACGGGGCGTTGCCAAGGAGACGGCTAGACGTATCCTGCCACTCTGTACCCCTACCACCCTTTACATGCAGGGGACTTTGAGGTCTTGGGTGCATTACATCCAGTTGCGGGCTGATAACGATACACAGCTGGAGCACAGGCAAATTGCGTTCCAATGTGCAGCTGTGTTTAAAAAGTGCTTTCCAACGGTGTGTGAAGCCGTTTTTCCTACACTGAACCTATGAAAGTCATCTTTTTAAACTGGTTTGAGCGCATCGCTCTGCACGTACTGGTGCGTAGCCCGCGCATTGGTATGCTCGCCGTTAAAGAGATGGATGGTCCGTTGCTTTTTATCGCTAACGATCCTTTTGATGGAATGCCCATCGGCGATAGTAATCCAGTGGTAAACCAGTTAGAACACATATACCGCAACTCGTCTAACGGACCAGGGTATGGTCAAGATTCGGGCGTCACCTGAACAGTGGTTTGTAGTCTGCACGCCCGGTGGTGGTTTATGCGTCGAAACGACTAACGAACAAAAAGCAAAGACTATCGCAAAAGTGCTTCAGTCCTCGATCCATTCGGATATGTCTGCTTCCCGTTCCGCTGACCAAAACGGCTGATCCTTGTACCATTCACGCCATTGTGTTGCGCTTTTACTCCCGTTGCACTTAGCGCAACATGCCACCAAATTTGTTCGTTCGGTTTGACCCCCTAAAGCTTTTGGCTTTACGTGGTCTAATGTCGCGTTCTTTTTTAGCGGCTCTGCACAGTAAGCGCAACAATAGTCCCAGTGCTTCAGAATATGATCGCGAAAGCGCACCTTGGCTTTCTTTCGGGGAACTAATTCGGTCCCGTCGATCTGGTGGTCCACTACCACCGCACAATAGACTGCAACAACCTATTCGACTTGCAGCTGTCTATATGGTAACGCCGGGAAAATTACGGCGTTGACCAAATGCGGCCTTCTTCTATTCGGCGGCGCCGTAGTCCTTCCTCAAAGTGCGAACCAGGGTTTCGATAAAGTAATAAAGCATCAGGTACTTGGTTCCATTCGTGGTTTTTTAGTACGCGGCTAATTGTGCTAAAACCTGGCAAGCCGTAGAAGTACGCTCCAACGTTGAAGGCAAAGCTGATTAGAGCTGACTTTTGGTTGGAACTCATGCTTTTCCAAAATGGTATGTCGGTTTCAAGAATGTCTGCGGTGCGTTGTATTTCTAAGTTCAGCATTTCTTCTGCCCTTTGTTGGCTAATTTTTTCGCCCAGCCTTACGTTTTGGCCTTCGGGATACCGGGTGTTCCCGTAGCCGATCGTTGGTACGCCAGCAGGGCACAAATATGAAGTTAAATGACAACCTTCAAATTCTTTTATAAGCTCCGCCGCGGCGCCGTAACTTTTGTCGTTTACAGCTGAAATCCATGTCCCGTACCAGGGCTGGTCGCGGTTAAGGATGTCTGGCTGCACACTTAGAATTGCGGCTTCTAGCTCTACTAGCGCAGCACTCTGATGCGGCAGTTTCCGGTAGTAGCGGAATAGATCATTCAGGTGGACCGGGGTGTTTGGGCTCATGCCATGGTGCGCGAAGGTGCAGGTCGTAAAGGCGCTGCGGAGGTGGTACTGCGGCAGGCTGGGTTGCGTGCCAGTCCTCTTCAGCTTGGTCTAGTTTTTTGGGCAGCGTTGCGTAAAATTTACGGCGCTGGATGGCTTTGTCTATGTTGTTCCACAAGGAACGGGTGCTAAACAGAACGATCCAGCGACCGTCAGGTGGTATCAGCCCTTTTTTCCGGGTTTAATGCTGCGGATTGCAGTGAACAGAAACTGGATGACGCTGTTGTCTTTTAGCTTGCTCATGCCAATTAGCTCGGATGCAGCAGCGACGACAACCCAGAAAGCGGGGTGGCCCAGGATTTCTTCGATGTTCATAGTGTTCAGGACTTTGCCTAATACTAGCCTTGTGGGCTTTTGTACTCCAGAACGGTGATGCGGTTTCCGTGGTCGTTAAGACGTTCGTAGATTTCGCGGCGGTCAGCAGTTGCCTGCACTTTTTCTGCCTTCATGTCTTGATGTAGATCTTCAAGCTTTGTTGCAATAGATTCAACGCCAGCCGTGAGGCGAATAACCGCTTCACGACTTTCGCTGGTACGTCTAGTAAAACCAGAAACGCTCATCCCGGCAATGCCTAGGGATGCGCCTAGGATCGCAGCGTAAATTTCAATCACGAGTCCTAGCTTTGTTACTTCAAGTATAAAGGATCTTGTCTACCAGATAAAAGCGCCACTGTACGCTTGTAGAACATGCAGTCAGTTTTACCCGCGTTTTCTAAAGCCTCTTTGACGCGCTTCCAATTTTCAAACGTGTGGCGATCCATAGATCAAACTTCTCTTATGCTTCTAATTGCAGTTAAATAGCTATCTGAGCCGGTCGTAGTCCATGAACCCCACGAATAAGTACCTGCCGTTGAGATGATCTGATACGCAAGTCCTATGGACCCTCTGGAAGCATTTACGTCTTCAGCGATCAAAGTGGTGCCAGTAGGACTGCCCATAGGAGAAGCATCGTCGTCATCTACCATTGCTGACAAGAGTTGAAAAGAATCAGCCACATCGAAGACACTTCCATTGGCGTGCGTAGGAGTACCATACCCATATTCATAAGTCCTAACGGCCAAATTGCCATAAGACCCTGTTCGATTTGGGGATCGAATAGCTACGGCAAGTCCGTAATCTGGTTGAGTGCCTGAAATTGTAAAAGAAAACGTTGACGACGCTGAACTATAAACTGAACTGCTAATCATATAACCAATACTGTTAATACCTCCTTGTGAACGAGTTGTAAAATTACTATCATTTACGGTGCCTGGAATTACAGTGTCGGCACCAACATGCACAAAAATAAGATCATTTTGCTGCAGGTTGTTTAAGGTGAATGTTGCCCCGTCAGCGCTATACCTGTGGAAGTCAACAATTTGCCACTCTCCCGGTGCTTGATTTTGAGCAAATAAAGCTTGTTGGATACTCATTATGTTAAACCGGCTCCGCTAATAACAAACTCATTTGAGGCAACACAAAGCACAGTCACGAGCCCGTATTGCGCCAGCGTTCGGTTTCCTGTTGTTGCAGCTCCGGCAAGGCGTAAAGTTACACTGGCAGCTTGCGTAATTGTTTGATCACTTGAACTGTCATTGTAAATACTGACCACATTTCCAGCACTAAACACACCGCTTGGAACGGTTACTCCGCCAGTTGTTATGTTGACGTGTTTCCCGCTATCTCCTATGACAAGGGTGTAAGCAGCTGTTTTTGAGTTCTGAGGAATATCAGCTGCCGCAATTTCAACGACAACCCCACCATCTGTTTTCGTAAACAAGCCCCCATCTGTAGTGTTAACAAGCAGCTCCGCTGTGCTTGCGAAATCACTAGCAGAAGGGTTGCTAGTGCCCCTTTTGTGGCGAATTGGAATAGCCATTTTTAGAATGTGCCTCCATCAATAGAAAAGCCCGATACGGCCCCGTTTTCAAAAAATGTGACCAAGTCACTTAGAGCAACTTGCACCATTGTGCCACCATCATTGGTAACCATTCTATCAGCGGCTGCCAAAGTGGTTGAGGTTGCAGCCGTCCCACCACCCAAGATGTTGAGTTCTGCTGTTGTGACTATCGCTCCATCTAAGATTGCAACTTCTGTCCCACTCAAAGCAGCAAGGTTTGTCGCGGTTGACGCAGACATCCCCGCTAGAGCAGTTAACTGCGTATCTGAAGCCTGTTTCGCGTCTAATTGTGTCTGAATGCTTGACGTGACCCCATCAACATAATTCAACTCAGTAGTGGTTAATGTTGCTCCATCTAAAATTGCAACCTCTGTCGATGTCAATGCTGCCAGATTGGTAGCTGTGCCTGCGGCCATCCCAGCAAGAGTGCTTAGCTGAGCGTCTGAAGTTTGTTTGCCGTTGAGTTGTGTCTGAATGTTTGACGTAACTCCATCTACATAATTTAATTCAGTTGTTGTTGCTGTTACTCCGTCAAGCTTGTTTAGCTCCCCTGTGGTGACAGTTGCGCCGTCTAAAATTGCTACTTCTGTCGAGCTTAATGCAGCCAAACTGGTAGCGGTTCCTGCTGACATCCCTGCCAAGGTAGTCAGTTTAGCGTCAGATGTTTGTTTTGTATTTAGCTGGGATTGAATGTTGGAAGTAACTCCATCTGAATAATTCAACTCAGCTGTTGTTACCGTTGCTCCGACAAGAATATTAAGCTCTGTTGTTGTGGCAGTTGCGCCGTCTAAAATTGCTACCTCTGTTCCGGTAAGTGCTGCCAAACTTGTGGCAGTTTCAGATGCCATCCCAGCAAGCGTGCTTAATTGGGCATCAGACGCTTGTTTTGCATTTAGCTGGGATTGAATGTTTGACGTAACTCCATCGACATAGTTCAGCTCTGTCGTCGTTAATGTTGCTCCATCTAAAATTTCGACTTCTGCGTCAGTTAAAAGCGCCAAACTATCGGCAGTGGCTGCCGCCATTCCAGCCAAAGTGGTTAGCTGCGCGTCACTTGTTTGTTTTGCGTTTAACTGGGTCTGAACGTTAGACGTGACGCCGTCAACGTGATTGAGTTCAGCGGTTGTTACAGTCGCTCCATCTAAAATTGCAACCTCTGCCGCAGTCAGTCCTGCCAAATTAGTGGCAGTGGTTGCAGCCATGCCCGCAAGAGTGGTTAGTTGCGCGTCAAATGCCTGTTTTGCGTCAAGTTGAGTTTGAACACTTGATGTAACACCATTGACATAATTTAGTTCAGTTGTCGTTAGCGTGGCTCCGTCAAGGATGTTAAGTTCTGCTGTCGTAGCTGTCGCGCCGTCTAAAATGTCAACTTCCGTGTTAGTAAGAGCCGCCAAGCTAGTGGCAGTGTTTGCGGACATACCTGCAAGAGCAGTCAGCTGCGGGTCATTAGCCTGCTTCCCATTGAGTTGTGTCTGAATGCCTGACGTTACACCGTCAACATAATTCAACTCAGTTGTTGTTAATGTTGCTCCATCTAAAATTGCAATTTCTGCTGCGGTTAATGCCGCCAAGTTAGTGGCAGTGCCTGACGCCATCCCTGCCAAGATGCTCAGCTCAGCATCACTTGCTTGCTTTGCATCAAGTTGAGTTTGAATGCTAGATGTGACGCCGTCAACGTAATTTAATTCAGTTGTTGTTAACGTTGCTCCGTCTAAAATTGCAACCTCGGTGCTGGTTAATACAGCGAGAGCCGTTGCGGCTCCTGTCTGCATTCCTGAAAGAGCTGCTAAATCAGCGTCGTAGGCTTGGACATTACTTCCAATGGCAACGCCCAAAGCTGTCCTAGCGGCACCCGCAGTGGTTGCGCCTGTTCCGCCATCACCAATGGCCAGTGTTCCAGTGATGGCACTTGCGCCTAAATCAACTGCTAATTCAGTCGATTCAATGACACAGCCGCCGTTGGCTTTTAAATCAACGCTGACAGCAGAACCCGTTACGTCGATTCCATCGCCAGCCGTTACGGAACTGCCAGAACCGCCAGAACTTATCCAAGCACTACCGTTCCAAACCTTAAGCTCTGGTGGGCTAAGACTTGTATCAAGCCATTGCTCACCCGTAGAATTTCCGGTGCTGCCGCCAGTCGCTGGGCTTGCATTTGGGGCTGTTGTACCGACATGCACAGGGCCTACTTTTACAAGGGCCGTTCCAGCGGAGTCCTTGAAAAATAAACCGGGGCTCGCAACATTGGTGTTGATCGCAATTTGACCATCAGCCAAGCTTGTGGTGGGGCGCTTGCTGTCAACGTTGCTGCGGATATGCTTGTATGTGGCCATGCCTTAACTCCTTACCGGACGGCGTTACTAGACCATTCTAGTATTCGCCTTCGTCTATCTCCACATCGTATTTAGCAATAATTTCAGTCAGAGTTTTGTACTGCACGTAGTAGTCGGCATTGCTTATTTTGACCAGTAATTCACCGATCTTGCCGCCTTGCGGCAGGTATTCGCCGTTATAAGTAAACTTTGCCATCAATACGAGCCTTCATCAACAACCCCCACGGCCATTGCGCCCGTGCTGTTGTCAACAGTTACCTCGGTGCTTTCAAGCACAATCCCCTTTACTGCAAGCGTTGCGATTTGGGTTCGGCCCCACAGCGCGTCAATGGCTGCTCCGGCATCTGCAACACCAGTAAACGCAGGCGTTAAACCAGTGCCGTCATAAGTGACGCTTCCTGCATCAATGACGCTAATGCCTGCGCCGATCAGATTTACATGGGTCCAGGTGGCCCCAGACCCTGGACTTAAAATCCAGTCGCCAACATCAAGCGCAACAGCAGGTGCCGGGGATGTACCTGTTCCAGCAGTCGTGACAAGCAGGTAAACACCAGAGCTTGCTGAGGTTGGTGCGATTAGCGCGGATCCAACAGTCAAGCCAGCCTCTGAACCGTAGTTGTTTAAACTCGCGATCGTGTTGTTACTGGCGTTATAGGTGCCACCAAAACGCAGGTTGGCTTGTGCTCCAAACTCATTGTTTAGCGGCAGGTAATAACCTTCAGGCGGCTCGACTTGACCGACCCAAACATAAGCTGTTCGGTCTGTTGGGTTGACCCAAAGCTGGCCCGCAAATTCTGGGGTTGGTTGGCTACTGCTGATTTTCGCAATGCCGTAGTCAGCGAGCTGCGATGCTGTAACGCTATTAGTGGCAAGAAACGTTGATCCAAATGTTCCGCTCGTGATTTTGCTTGCATCTAAAGCAGGGATGTCTGACGCTTCTAGAGAACTGCCTGATGTGACAACGCCTTTAGCATTAACGGTGACTTTTGGATAGGTGTCAGCAGTTACACCAGAATTGCCTAAGGAAAGCGCACCACTAACATCTACGGTTATTTCAGGCCCTGGTACTTGTACGCCCCCAATCGTGCTATTAGTGGCAAGCGGGATTCCAGCTGCTGGAACGACATCGGTGACGCTAATAATGCTGCCGTGCTCGTCGTATTCAATGCCGCGTTTTGTGGCAGCAGTAATTGAGTTGGCAATAGAAGCCGCACCAGCACCGTCAACAGCTAACCCGCCAGCCGCAGGAACTGAAATGGCGCCGGGTGTGGTGGCCGTTGCAACAGGTAAATCCGCTGACGGAATTGACCCTGTTGCTGCAGTGATCAGTCCTGTGCTGTCCCAAGTAATTCCGCCCTGCGTACTGGGCGTGACGACATTTGCAATCCCAATGCTGCCGGTGCTTTGGTTTAAGCCTCGATCAGTGACGGTCCCTAAGGCGGTGTTTGGAACGGTACTAGCACTTAGCTTTGCCCCGTTAATAAAATTGCTTATTTTGTCGTCAGTAATTGCGCCGTCTTGAATCTTGTCTGTTAATATAGAATCCGCTCCTAATTGACTGCTGGCAACTGTGCCTGCTGTAAGTTTGCCTCCATCAATTCCTGAGGCCAACTTGGCGTCTGTAATCGCAGAATCAATTACAGCAGCAGTGTCTACGCTGTTAGCCGCCAGTTCTGATGACCCGACTGCATTAGCTGCAATTTGAGTAGCGGTAACAGAATTTGCATTTAGTTTCGCTCCATCAAGATCAGTGATCTTGGCATTGCCAACAGTTGCGTCAGTTAGCTTGCTACCGCTAATGCCTGAAGCTAATTTAATATCTGTAATTGCAGAATCCTGTACGGCTAAAGTGTCTACTGATGAATCATCAAGTTCAGACGAACCAACACTATTTGCCGCTAATTTAGCTCTTGTAACTGAGCTTGCTGCAAGTTGCGCTGTGTCTACGGAGTCTGCGGTTAGTTTTGCACCGTCAAGGCCGATGATTTTAGCGTCACTAATCGAAGCATCAGTTAGTTTTGCGCCGCTTATGCCTGAAACAAGCTTAATAGCGGTTACTGAATCATCGGCAATTTTTGCGCCGCTTAGGCCATTGATTTTTGCGTCTGAAATGGTTGCATCGGTTATCTTGGTGCCGCTAATTCCGCTTGCTAATTTAATGTCGGTTATAGCTGCATCTTGAATGGTTGCAGTACTTACCGATAGGTCAATAAGTTCAGATGAGCCAACGCTGTTTGCTGCTAATTCAGTTGATGTAACTGAGTCTGCCGCAAGTTGCGCTGTGTCTACAGAGTTGGCGTTTAATTTGCTCCCGTCAAGGTCAGCAATCTTGGCGTCACCAATAGTTCCATCAGTAAGCTTGCTGCCGCTAATCCCTGAAGCTAATTTAGCATCTGTAATTGCAGAATCTTGTACTGCTGCAGTGCCTACTGATGAACTAGCCAGTTCAGACGAACCAACGCTGTTAGCCGCCAGTTCAGTTGATGTAACTGAGCCCGCTGCAAGCTGCGCTGTATCTACGGAATCTGCCGTTAATTTACTCCCGTCAAGACTAATAATTTTTGCGTCGCTAATAGTTGCGTCAGTAAGTTTGCTGCCGCTAATTCCTGAGGCTAGTTTGGCGTCTGTAATCGCAGAATCAATTACAGCAGCAGTGGCTACTGATGCGTCTGAAAGTTCAGGCGAACCAACACTGTTAGCCGCTAGCTCGACTGACGTAACTGAATTCGCTGCGAGCTGCGCTGTATCTACGGAATCTGCCGTTAATTTTGCCCCATCGAGACCAGTAATCTTGGCGTCACTAACGGTTCCGTCAGTAAGTTTTGTCCCACTGATTCCGGTGGCAAGCTTGGCGTCTGTTACTGCTGCGGTTTGAATAGCAGTAGTGTCTACCGATAAATTAGCTAGCTGAGAAGCCGTAACACTGTTAGCCGCTAGTTGAGTAGAGCTTATTGATCCGGCAAGTATTTTAGCGCCATCAATGTTGATACCTATCTTGACGTTCGTGATTGCTCCGTCTACGACAGCAGCGGTATCAACAGCATTATCAGATAACTCTGTTGCCGTAACCGAGTTGACCCCTAGCTGTTCTGCCGTAACGGTGCCCGTTAGTATTTTGGCGCCGTCGATGTCAACAATTTTTGCATCACCAACCGACAACGCAAGGATCTTCGTGCCGTCAATACCGCTGGCCAGCTTGACGTTGGTGATCGCCCCATCCTGGATGGCTGCGGTGTCTACAGATAAATCAGCAAGCTCACTGCTGCCAATTGCGTTTGACGCAATCTGGCTTGCTGTGACCGAGTTTGCTACTAGCTTTGTCCCAATCAGGCTGATAATTTTGTCGCCTGAAATTGTGTCGTCAGAGATAAACGTGACGCCATAAGTCGATAAGTCTGCAACTGTTAGCTTCTTTGTTTCAGAGGCTGAAACGTCTGCTATCGCAATAGGGTCAGTGCCTTGCAGGTCAGAACCTTCTAATTGCGGTAGCTGGGAAATTTCTAGATCAGGCATTCAGGTTCTGTACTCGTACCACCAGTCTAAGGGCTGCTAGTCAGGTTCTTCCTATAGCAAAGCGCCGCTCTGATTGCTTTCCAGCAGAATCTTGTTCGCGTCTTCTTGAACGATGTAGCTGTTCGCTGCTGAGTATTCACGGAGCGTGATCAATCCAGTTGTCACAAAGTCAACTTCAGTTACAATTGCTTCCCCAGGTGCAACAGATACCTGAACGCTACTAACGATGCAATCACACTCGTACCAGACGGACGAATTGTTTTGCTCGTTTTTGTAGATATAGAATTTGCCCCTGAATCTTGCGCCCTGCTGCAGCCGAAGGACTAGACGCGCCAGGTAGACCGAAAATTCAAGCGTTTCAGAGGTGCCTGTTTGGTGCTCCCAGAAACAGGACATCCGGCCTTGGCCGCTGATCAATCCAGCCTCATACTGGCTTTGAAATTCTTGGGACAGGGATGTGGTCTGCACTAGCTCCCTGCTTGTGGTCATGTCGAAGCTCTTGACCTGAGCAACACACTTGAACTTGTCGGTTCGTGTCGTGATTTTTATTTGCTCTGTGGTGCTAGGCGCAACTAATGCCAATGAATTAGTAAATTCGCCTGCCAACGCAAGCGCAAAAGTGCTGTAAAGCCTTATGCCGCCAACCTCGTCAATATGAACGTAACCTGTCCAGTCCGGGTAACTATGACCACTGACCAGCTCTAGCGTTGAGCCGTTATTGGTTGCGATCGTGATCAGGTCGCCAGTAATTAACGCTCCAAGCGCAAAATTTACGCTGAAGCGTTTACGGGCAACATTGACATCAGATGGCGCAAGCTCACTACGAAGCCCGCGACCTGTCTCGACACGTTGCAGCTCGACGTCGCCTTCATAGCCTAGATAAACGGACATGGATCACAAGCTATTTTGGACAGCGGCTCCGTCCGCCTCGAACGAAAGCTCAACCGAAACCACCTCGCCCACAGAGCAACTCATCGAGGCGTTAGTGATGTAAGCCGGAATTGTAATGGTGCTTTCGTCAACTTCAAGCTTAAAAGTTACCTGAGTAGATTCGGCATTAACACCACTGCCCAGTGCATCGCCTGTTTTCACGATCTTATTGATCAAAATCGATGCTGTTGAGCTACTCCCGTAATAGTGCAGGCTGCATGAACCAGTGGTTGAACGGACGCTAGGGATAACTGTTCTGTCAGTGTCAGCAAGTGACGTGGTGTCTAGAACAGGTTGAGATACAGCCCATGTCCAGTTTTTTACTTGCCCCACTAGCGTTGCAGCGGTGATCGATGCACCAAAATAAAGTTTTCCGTTGATGCCGCTAGAAAAAGCCATTGCGGGTAAGAAATCGTATCTCTAGTCTAAGCGCCATCAAGGAAAGCAGTAAAGGTGCAAGACACGTCGCAGCGATTACGAAATTTATAGGTGACTGTTGGCGGTTCCTTGAAGCGCCATTTCAATGGGGAGCCTTCTCTCATTCGTGACTGCATTGCGCTGCCTGCTGCATCCATGGCTTTGCTGTTCTCAAAATCGACATAATCCCATGTGCCGTTTGCGCTTTCATAAACCCCGATGATGGTGTTTGCCGCAGTGTCTTCGATGTTGGAAAACTGTAAGGTCAGCTCGGCATTAAAATTACGAGCACCAAACTGAACGACAGTTGTAGAGCCGTTAAGTGCTTGGAAAAACGTTTGTGGGTACGTTCCAGGCTTATAGGATCTGGCAGACGGGCGAAGGTCTTCAGGCTGGAATGTAACTGTCATTAGGCAGCCCCCACTTCAAAGTGGTCATCATTGTCTCCCCAGTCTAAAGTTGCTAGCAAACCACCTTCAGTTAGCGGGGCGACGCTTCCTGCTACTTCTACAAGACCATCCTCTGCATAGGTCAGGCTTTCCAGCTTGTAGACACGGGTCTGAGGGTTGTTCTGCCTAGAAACCGCAAAAATTGAGTTTCGCAGTGTAGAACTAGAAGTTTTTCCGTTTGCGACTTGGAGCCTGTCAGTATTTAGCCCTGACGTTCCAGGCTTCCAATACTGCACGTCATAAGTCCCATTGTCTATAGATAGACCAATGACATTACCTTCGCCGTCGATGGATCCGTTGTTCAAACGGCTGCCAAGGTTAGTGTCAGAATGGGTAACTGCAGAAGCGACCTGAAAATATTCGCCGGGTTCCAGTCCCATCGCCATCTGAGGAGTTGTTTGAAACTTGATGCCATGATCCACCAGTTGGCGCGTCTTTAGCGCGTACTTGGCAAATGTTTCTGCGTGCTCTTGGCTCGTGCAAAATCCCGCCATGTCGAATGTTTCTTCTGGGTCGTTATCTGAACCACCCTGTTCGCCGCTGCTCAAGCGTACAGTTACTGTCCTGGTTTGCGGAAAGCCGTTTGTTGTTTCTTGCCGCCATAAAACGGTTGCTTTAAACAATTGGCGCTCTTCCGGGGACAAGAAACTTACCTGCAAGTCCTTCATGTTGCCGTCAGTAAATAAAACTTTGGGCGAAATTTTTTGGGTTTTGGCTATTAGCCCCGCGCTATCAAACGGTACGTCAGGGTACAGGCTAAAGCGTCCGCCTTTAATTCTAAATTGCAATAAGCAGTAACCAGCGTTTTCGTAGATCCATTCTCTTATGTTGACGCGCTCGCCAATAACACCGTCCCAAAACAACCTGTTTGCGTTGCAGAATTTTGTGGCTTCTTCCATTTCATTTGCATCAACCTGACCTGCGCCTACGACTTCGCCAACGCCATACTTTGTATTTGTTAGCAAGTCGTAAGCAATCTCTGGTAACAGGTTTGTGGGCTCGAAGGGACTGTCAACGTCAAACGGCGCTTTTAAAACTGTAACGCCTTCCTTAAAATAAGCCGAAAGCTCACTAAAGCTTGACCACTCGACGCCGCTGTTTAGCCTGATGCCTGCATAAGCAAGGTCAGTATATTGCGCCCCAGGGCTTCCATATGGCTCGTTGTTTAGTATTTCGTTGCAGCTAACTATTTCGTGCTCAGGACCGTTCGCATTGCTTAGCTCTTCC